GTGGTAGTGGCTATGTTAATGGTGCTACTTGCCTTATGTCTCCTCCATTCAATGGAGCGAACACTTGGGTTCCAAACGTCGGTATTCTTCTTGGACAATTAGTAGAATACAATAACAACCTTTATATGGCAACTGTTACAGGAACAACTGCTACACCTGCTCCTACCCATAAATCAGGTATCGTTGCCAATGGAACTGCTGCTCTAAAGTATATTGGTTCTAGAGTAACAGGCACACCAATCACTAGCGGTGGTGTTGTTACTGGTGTTGCTCTTAATGGTAGCATTTATGATATTACAATGGCGACAGCAGGTTCTGGTTATACTTCTGCTCCTACAGTAACATTAATCGGTGGAGGTGGAACAGGCTTCGTTGGTTCTGCGATTATGAATGGAACATCTGTACAGAGAGTATACATAACCAACTCTGGCGATAACTTTACTTCTATTCCAACTGTAAGATTCGGAACATTATTCACTAACAATACTGCATATACAGTAGGACAACAGGTTTACTATTCAACTCGTCTCTATACTGTAACTACTGCAGGAACAAGTAGTTCTTCTACAAACCCAACTCATACAAGTGGCGCAGCATCAAACGGCACATGTATTTTGACATATGCTGGTACACCAGCAACTGGAACTGCTAGCCTTAAATATGGTGCTGGTTATTCTTCTTTACCATCAATTTCTTTCTCTCCAGTTAATGGTGGAGCAGGTGCTACTGGATACTTTGCTGGTACAAAATCTGAAGCCAAACTAATCCCAATCTTAAATAATGGTCAGATTTATGGCGTTCAGATCGATGATGGTGGTATTGGTTATACGTACGCAAACTTGACTGTTACTGGTGACGGGACACTTGCATCTTTGACTGCAGATTTATCTCCAGGTGATATTAATACATTGCAGGCAAACACTGAACTGTTGACACCTGATGGACGTATTATGGCATATCCAATTATTTCTGGTGGTTATGGATATGGTTCTGCTCCGACTGTTACTATTGAAGGTGATGGAACTGGAGCAGCGGCAAGAGCATTAGTTGAAAATGGTGCTGTTAAAAAGATAGTTGTTACTGATTATGGAACTGGATATCGTTGGGCGAAAGTTACAATAACAGGAGCAGGATATGGCGCAAAAGCCAGAGCAGTCCGTGCCCCTTATGGTGGCCATGGCAAAGATCCAATTACTGGTATGTTTGCCAATACATTGATGTTCTATACTAACATCTCTAAAGATAAGAACCAAGGATTTGATGTGAATAACGACTTCCGTCAACTTGGTATTATTAAAAACCCTAGACAGTTTGGCTCTTATGGAAATCTTAAGAGTTCATTAGCTTCGGCTTGTTATGTTGTAACTGCATCAATTAATACAGTTAACTTCACACAAGATATGGAAGTAAGACTTGGATCACTTACTGGACCAAGATTTAGAATCGTCGCTTTAACATCTACATCTTGTCTACTACAATCTATAGATAATGCTGTTCCTACTGTTGGAGCAACATTCTTGAATTCTATAGCACAAACATTTAGTGCAGCTGGAGTTACTGCTCCAACAGCAGATAAATATTCAGGTCACATATTGTTTATCGATAATAAGCAAGCGTTTACGCCAACAGCAGACCAAACTGTTACCCTTAGAACTGTTATTAAATTCTAATAAATAATAGTAACTAACATAAAGAAGAAAAAAGAATGATCGACTTTAACACAGAACCGTATAATGATGACTACGATGAGACTAAAAAGTTTTATCGAATCCTGTTTCGCCCTTCTTTTGCTGTTCAGGCTCGTGAATTAACACAGCTTCAAACGATCCTACAAAACCAAATCACTCGCCATGGCGACAACATCTTCAAACAAGGTGCGATGGTCGTTCCAGGACAGGTTTCTGTAGAAACTGCAAGCACCAACTCTAAGGGTGCTGATTATGTTAAACTCCAATCTATGTATAATGGTGTGGCTGTTGCTACATTTATTGATTCGTTGCAGGGTTTAGTTATCACAGGTAGTAGTGGTCTTAAGGCACAAGTTATTGTTGCACAGAGAGCAGAAGAAACAGATCCAACAACTCTTTATGTTCGTTATCTAAATTCAGCCACTGATCCAACACAAAAAGTTTTTGCGAATAACGAAGTTATTCATACTGATACTGGATTATATTTCCAAGCAGCTTCTACTGCTGCAACAGGTAAGGGTTCTTTAGCGACTGTTGAACGTGGTGTTTACTATGTTAATGGACATTTCGTTCTTTGCGACAATCAATCTATCGTTCTTGACAAGTATACTGCAACACCATCTTATCGTGTTGGTCTTGATGTAACAGAAAGTATTATTACTCCAGAAGATGACGAAACTCTTTTGGACAATGCACAGAACAGCTACAACTTTGCTGCTCCAGGCGCACATCGCTACTACATGGAGTTGACTCTTACTAAGAGAGCATTAACTGATACATCTGACCAAGATTTCGTTGAACTTATTCGTGTTACTGATGGTGTTGTAGATACCATCGTTAAAGACACTCAGTATAACGTAATTTACACTCAGATTGAATCTGAGTTACAAAGAAGAACATTTGATACTAATGGAGACTATACAGTAAATGGATGGTCTATTGATGTTCGTGAAAACCGCAATAATAATCGTGGTACATGGACTCAAAACACAGCGTATCTAATTGGTGATGTTGTTACATACGGTGGTAACACATATGTTGCGAAAAACAGTGCATCTTCTGTAACCACTCCTCCAACACATACTTCTGGTACTGCATATGATGGTACTGGTAACAGTGGTGTTAATTGGCAATATGATGCTAACCCAGTATATAATCGTGGTATCAACTTAACTGGCGATGAGGGTAGTCTTTCTATCGGTATCGAGCCAGGAAAGGCATACGTCCAAGGTGCAGAGATTGAAAAAGTTGCCACAACATATATCACAGTACCAAAAGCAAGAGATTATGACCAAGCAGTTAACTCTGTAATCTCACCAGTTGTTGGTAACTATGTTATCGTTACCAACCTTAACTACCTACCTCCAGTAGATACTGGTGCATTGGTTAACATTTATGATGGTGTAACTGGTTCTTCATATCGTGGTAACGCATCAGCAGTACCAAGCGCAAATTTAATCGGAACTGCACGTGCTCGTTTCATTGAGTGGCACAACATTCTACCATATGGATCTACTTCACAATATAAGTTGGGTCTATTCGATATTCAGATGAAGTCTGGGTACGACTTCAATAGAAATGCTAAGTCTTTCTACTCAGTAGGATCATCTTCAGCAACATCTTTCTCAGCCGACGTTCAACCAGTATTGTACAACCTTTCTGGTAACGTAACAGCATCAGCTTCTACAACTTTGACTGGTGCAGGAACATCATTCCAAACTGATCTTAAAGTTGGTGATTATATTCTTATTAATGACACCAACTACAGAAGAGTTACAGCAATTGCTTCTCAAACTTCTCTAACAGTTGATAGTGCAATTACAGTTACTGCAACAAAATATCAACTAGTTACAACTGTTATTCAAGAAGCAACAGCAAACAGCTTAATTTTCCCACTTGCTTATAGTTCTATTCGTTCTATGAGAACAGCAGGTAATAGTGGTGTTAATAATGTAAACTACACTGCGTATGTTAAGTTCAACAGTGTTAATACATCTACAACTACACTCGCACTAACAACTTCAGGAACATTTGCTTCTGCAGCTGATAATGATAACTATACAGTTGTTAAAGATTCTGACGGATCTGTTGTAAACATTACATCTTCTAACATTGTTGTTTCTGGATCTAACGTAAGCATTACTGTTCCATCTTCTGGAACATACACTGTCGTTGCTGCTGTTATTAGAACTGGTTCTGGATTCGAAAAATCTAAAACACTAACACAAGCAACTGAAACATTTACTACTGCAACTGCTGCACAACAAGCATCAATTATACTTGATAAAGCAGACGTATTCAGAATTGTAAGCATCAAGATGGCACCAACTATTGCGTTTGGTGGATCTCCAACATCTGCACAATACACTCAAGATATTTCAGAACGCTATCAATTCGATAATGGTCAGCGTTTGACTCACTATGACTATGGTAGATTAAATCTACTACCATCTTATACTCAACCATCTAATCCTGTTCAAATTGTATATGAATACTTTGAACATGGTGCTGGTGACTATTTTGATGTCAACTCTTATAGTGGTATCGACTACAAACAGATTCCTGCTAACCTAAGAGATTCTCTAGACTTCCGTCCACGTGTTGCAAACAAGACAACTGGTAGCGGAGTGAAGAACTTCACAAGTACAGGTTCTTCTATGACATCTTTGCCAAAACGTGGTGAATATGTCAAGTCAGATTACAGCTACTATTTGGCTAGAAAAGATAAAATCGTCCTTGATCCAACTGGTAAGCTAGTTGATATCCAAGGTGTTCCATCTATTGTTCCAGGCGAACCAGCTGGAACAGCAGTTGGTATGGTTCTTTATAACTTGACACTTGAACCATATACATTCGGTACTGGAACAAATAACGTGTTTGTTTCTAAAGTAGAAAACAAACGCTATACAATGCGTGACATTGGTAAGTTAGAGTCTAGAATTAATAACCTAGAATACTACACTTCATTGTCACTATTAGAAGCAGAAACATCATCTCTAAAGATTCCAGATTCTACTGGTCTTGATAGAATGAAGAATGGTTTCGTTGTTGATAACTTCGGCAGCAGTGCTCTTGCGAATAGTAAATCTGCAGACTTTAAGTGTTCTATTGACATGTCTGCTAACGTGTTACGTCCAGCACATACAATGCACAACGTAGATTTGGTAGAACAGGCAGCAACTACTTCTGCACGTTCTGCTGCAAATTATCAGTTGACTGGTGATATTATTACATTGCCATATACTACAAAAGAATTCATCAAACAACAGTATGCTTCTAGACTAGAAAATGTAAACCCATTTGCAATCTATACATTCTTGGGTAATGTTCAGATCTCTCCACCATCAGATGATTGGTTTGATACTGTTAGGGCACCAGATTTCGTTCAGCAGGTTGAAGGTAACTACAATGCTCTAAAGAATATGGTAGACCTCAATAATGGTTGGCCAGTTTACGGTACATGGACTACAGAGTGGAATGGTATTCCTCAGCACAAGATAAGTTACTCTACATTTGGCGTAAGTGGTGCAGCTACAAACCAGTATGGTGCTGGTGGCGGTGGTGGTGCACGTAGAGACATCGTTGTTCAACAAACTACTGACACATGGTCGCAGACTGGTGTTAAGTCTAGAACAGGAACTAAAACTGCTGTTGTCGCTAAGACTGATTACGAGACAGTTGGTGACAGAGTAGTATCAACTGCTATTGTTCCATACGTTCGTTCACGTTATGTTTTGGTTCAATCTAAAGGATTAAAACCATCTACTAGATTCTATGCATATTTTAATGAAATTGATATTAATGCATATTGCACACCAACAACTAAACTTATTTACACTCCAACAGGTTCAACTGAGACTCTAAGAGCAGCATCTCATAAACTATGGGATATTACTACAAACGTCGGTGGATCTAGCACAGATAGCAAGAGAAGAATTGGCACAGACGTTCAAGTTTGTTTGACACGTGGTGATGTTATTACCAAGTCAGACAACTCTGCATCTGCTGTAGTTGTTGGTAAGTATACTATCGATAATGGCGATGGAACTACATCTTACGTACTAGATCTAGTTAACGTAATTGGAACATTTAGTAGTGGAAATACATTCAATGGTTCTATTAGTGGACAGTCTGGAACTGTAGTTTCCATTACTACTAATACTACTTTAATGACAAACCAAGCAGGTGAGTTGAATTTCTTGTTCAACATACCTAATACAGAAGCACTTCGTTTCCGTACAGGTAAGTCACAATTAAAACTAATTGACTCTTCTACATCTGCTGGTAATTACACTTCTCGTGGTTTGGGTCAATACGAAGCAACTGGTACTCTACAAACTGTTCAATCTGTTGTAAATGCTGTTCGTAATGCTGAGTTTGTTAAGGAACAAATTAACCCAACTCCAGGTGATCCAAATACATATGAGACAGTATCACGTGGTGGTGTTGGCACTACAAACAGAATTATTTCTGACACTGGTTGGTATGACCCACTTGCACAGTCATTCTTAGTTCAGCAAAAAGGTGGTGCTTTCCTAACATCTATTGATCTATACTTTGCTACAAAAGATGCATCAATTCCAGTAACTGTTCATATCCGTGAAATGGTTAATGGTTCTCCAGGAAAATATATCCTTCCATTTAGTACTGTTACTCTAAAACCAGATTCAGTTAATGCACCTGTAGCTGGAACTACTCCAGAAGCATCTGGTTATACTTCTGTTGCATTGGCAGATGGTAACACTTATGCTGATTATAACACAGCTACAAGATTTACATTCGATTCGCCTGTTTATGTGCAAGATGGTGCAGAATACGCATTCGTTATCCAGTCAGATTCAAATAACTACAAAGTTTGGATCTCTAATATGGGTGATGTGATTCCAGGAACTAGCAGAACTATTTCTGAACAACCATACGCTGGTGTAATGTTCAAGTCTCAGAATGCTTCTACTTGGACTCCAGACCAGAATCAGGATATTAAATTCACTTTGAATCGTGCCGTATTTGCTACAAATACAGTTGGTGCGATCGTAATGGTGAACAACGTAAATCCATACGATCAACTATACTCTGATCCAATTCAAACTGTTTCTGGTTCTACGACTGTTCGTATTTGGCATCCAAACCATGGTATGTCTTCTGGATCTAGCGTTCAGTTGACTGGGTTAACATCTGCAATTAATGGAATTCCATACACAGAGATTAATGGAACAAAAGTTATCTCTAACGTAGATGCTCATTGCTATACAATAACAACTTCTACAGCAGCAACTTCTACTGGTTACGCTGGTGGAAATTTATTGAAAGCATCAAAGAACATTGCATATGACTTGATTAATCCTACTCTTCAGATGCAAACATTCTCTGAGACTAAGGGTAACTATTACATCAAAACAACTTCTGGAACTGCTCCAGATGGTGGTCAAACACCATATGTTATGGATTCAGCTTATTCTCCAGTTTTAATCGGAGAAGATAACATTTGGGATCAACCAAGAATCGTTGCTTCTGAAGTTAACGAAAACACTTATATGAGTGGTTCTAAATCATTGATGTTGTTGGCTCAGATTTCTACAACAAATGATTCAGTTTCTCCAGTTATTGATACTGCTCGTTCTAGCGCAATTCTAGTTTCTAACAAACTGAACTATGCTACAGAATCTAACACTAACGTGTCAGCATTGGATACTAAACTAATGTTCGCTGGTTCTGCTGGAACTATCACTGGTGTTCCAAATACTGGTGTTTCAGTTAGCGTCGCTGGTGGATCGTATAACTATGCTATCACTGGAACTGCTCTAACTCTAACAGGTTCTCAGTCTCTATCTGTAGGAACACAGTATTACTATGCGAATAGACTATACTTGTGTACTATTGCTGGTACTGGAAGCACTAGCGCACCTACCCACACTTATGGCGTAGCGACCAACGGAACTGCGACATTGCAATATGTTGGAAGTGCAGCTTCTATAACTTCTACTAACTCTACTGTTAGAGGTTTGATGGCTGGTCTGGGAATCGGAAGATACATTATCACTGGTGGTTCTGCTAACTCAGCCAATAACGGAACATGGTTAGTTACTGGCTATAGCGATGATGGTACAACAGGAACTGTTTATGTAGACTCTACTGTCGGCAACGTGTTCACAGCTGAAACTGTGACTTCTTCTTCGATTTATGTAGCTGTGAAAGAGTTGTTCTATGACGAGATCGCTCCAGTCGGTGGAAGTTCATTATCTAAATATGTAACTACTCCGATTAAATTCGCTAACTCTTCTTCTTACACTAGAATCAAGATTGGTGCTAACTGCCCTAATGAAGCTGATATTAAAGTATATTACAAGACTTGTCTAGGCGATAGTTCTCAGCTAGATAACATAAGATATAACCTAGCTACACCTGATGGTAATGGTCTGGTTAAAGTAGATAATGGAAACTATGCGTTCTCTGATGTAGATTACACTTTAACTAGCATGACACCATTCGATACTATCGCTGTTAAGATTGTTATGCAGTCTACAAATACAGCAGCTACACCTATCGTTAAAGACTTCAGAGTTATTGCCTGCGCTTAATATGGAACAATTTTTAAAGGTTGAGGGACATAATGGCTTAGTTAGAGACATGTCTACTGGAGCCATTATAAATACCAATAGAACCGAATACGAAGAGTATATGGCTAGAAAAAGACTAGCCGAGCAAAGGGAGTTAGAAATTTCTAAACATTCTGAAGACATAAATATACTGAAGAATGATATGCAAGAAATAAAATCGATGATTTTACAACTTCTGCAGAAAAAAGATTGACTAAGGAAACTTAAATGCCAAATATTACAGCAGCGACTATTACGCTAAGATCTACCAAGGGTAGTCCTCTTACTAATACTGAAGTCGACAATAACTTTAACAACTTAAATACAGCCATTGCGACTGGTCTTACTGCTGCTAGTTACACTGCAGCAGACGTTCTGGCTAAACTTATTACCGTTGACGGATCTGGCTCTGGTTTAGACGCTGACTTACTAGATGGTTTAAACTCTGCCTCTACTAACACAGCTTCTACTATCGTTGCTCGTGATGCTTCTGGTAACTTCTCGGCTGGTACGATTACAGCTAACTTAACTGGTACAGCCTCTATCGCTGCTAGTTTGAACTACACAGTTACAGTTGGTGGTGGTGGTACTGGTTCTACTACTGCAGCTGGTGCAAGAACTAACTTAGGTTTGGTTATTGGTACAGACGTACAGGCTTATGACGCAGAACTAGCAGCATTGGCTTCTACAACTTCTGCAGCTAACGCACTACCTTACTTCACTGGTGCTGGTACTGCAACTACTACAACTCTTTCTGCATATGGTCGTTCTCTTATCGATGATGCAGATGCAGCTACTGCTCGTACCACACTAGGTGTAACTATCGGTTCTGATGTGCAGGGTTATAACGCTAACTTAGCTGCTATTTCTGGTGTAACATTAACTGGTATGTACGCACGTACTGGTGCTGGTACTGCAGCTGTGCGTACTATTACTGCTGGTAACTCTGGTATTACTGTTTCTAACGGAGATGGTGTTGCTGGTAACCCAACTATCTCTGCTGCTGTTACATCTGTTCAGGGTAACACTGGTGCGGTTATCGTTTCTGTTCCTGTTACATCTGTTCAGGGTAACACTGGTGCGGTTATCGTTACGAACATCGCTGGTTCTTCTGCATCTACTTCAAACGCTCATGC